TTGGCCTTGTTTCCTTCATTCTTATTTGCAGGGAATATCGGCGGTTGGTCGCTTGGTTCTCCAGTGGCCTCCGGTGCTTCTGCAATTGTGAATGGTACGAAAGAAATCATCTTAAACGGTGCTTCAAAAATTGCGAAAGGCACTGCAAAAATAACGCCCAATGCTTCTCAAGTTGCAAAAGTTTTAAGAAATGGTGTTGCAGGTTATGCATTGTCTGTCGCTGTAGAACAGCTTTTGGGTGCAGTCGACTGGGTTTTAGATGCTGAAAATAATAAAATTAGATATAGAACTGAACCTGATCAGTGTCAGTATTTATACAAATATAAAGGTAAGGATTATTGTCCCAAGGCTCTTGCTGCAGCTGCAAATAAATTCTATTTAGATATGGGTTTTGAAAATCCTGACTGTTCTGTACATATTCCGAATGTCGGCGGTACAGCTACGATTGAATGCGCAGGGCTCGGTGGTACTGTCGGTTCTGCAAGTCCTATTTTAAATCCTGATTATTCTGAAACTGCTGAAGATGACTATCCCAAATCTATTCCCTTAGAAACTGTAGCTCAGAAGGTTATTTCTAATGCTGCTGGCGGTGATGTCTCGGCGCAACAAGCAACTATGTCTGCTGCACAAGAAATTATTAATGATGCTGAAAAAGACAGTGCTAAAGCTGCTCCGATTGTTCAGCAACTAGAAGCATCAAAAGCAATCGAAGAGGAAAACACGGCTACTGGCGAACAAACACAAAATCCTGAAAAGCCCAATGTCACAGATATTTCTTTGGAATTTCCGGCGTTCTGCGGCTGGGCGCCAACTGTCTGTGAAGCTGCTCAAACAGTTATATCTTTTCCGCGCACTTTAACAAACTGGTGGAATACAGCAAATCAAAAAGCCGATGGATGGGCTAGCTCAATTTCTTTAGCTTGGTCTGATTTTTGGAAGGAACCAAACCTCGAAAAAGAAAAAGATACAGAGGTAAATGTAGACGAAAAGGAAGTACAAGACCCGTCTCAGTTTGACCAGATGTATGTACAGTTCGGCGGTCAATGTCCTACTTTTGAAGTGAATACTATTTCAGTTGGCTCTGTCTCTGTGCCGATCTCTTTTGATTTATCACCTTACTGTGATTTTGCTCTAAAGGTTCGACCTGCTGTTATTGGCTTTGGTTATTTAGTTGCATTAGGCATTGTTAGCAATGCAATACGTGAGGTTTAAATGCGAAATATCTTTGCTTGGCTCACCACATTATTTAAAAACCTAACTGATTCATGGCTCGGCCAAGTTTTGTTAGGAGCAGGATTAGGACTCGCAACAGTAACCGGATTATCTGCATTTACTGACTATTACAAGAGGCAGGCAATTGCCTCATTTGGCGAATTGGGACCAGTCACAGGTCTATTGGGTTTAGCAGGTTTTGATAAGGCAATCAGTATCGTGATAGTTGCATATTTGGCAGCCGTATATATCAAGACATTTGCAGCCGGATTAAAGGTAGTAAAAAAATGATTCGACTAATAACAGCGACTCCAGGTTCAGGCAAAACCTGCATGGTAATTGAATGGCTACTGAAGGAATTAGATAAAGGCTTTTACAAGTCAATTTATGCAAATATCAACGGGCTTAAGATCATGGGAATCCATCAGCTTTTAGATGACTGGAGAAAAGTTCCTGACGAGCATAAGCCTTGTTTATATATTGTCGATGAAGCTCAGTATCATCAAGAGTTTATGAAGGAAACAACAAAAGCCAATGAAGTCGGTAAAGCACTTTCTACACACAGACATTACGGTATAGATTTTTGGCTTATTACACAGTCTCCAAAACTTTTAAATCCTTATGTTATTGAAAATACAGGTGAGCATGTTCATCTTTACAGACCTAAAAAAGCTAAAACAGTTACTGTTTACTGGTGGTCTTATGCAGTAACCAACCTGACTAAATCAAATTTCAAACAAGCTGATGACGTTCAGAAGTGGCGACTTAATCCGCATATGTTTGATTACTATACTTCTACTGTTGCAGTAACAGATGCAAAAGGCCGTATCAGTCATAAGAACGTAAGCTCTATTCTTGTTTTTTTTGTCATTATGGGAGTCATTGTTTACTTTGTTAAAAATGGTGCAACTGCTTTTGAATCAATGCAGCACAAGGATGATAAAACATTAGGGGTTATTGATAACAAGCAGTTGCCTACACAACAAAAAGTAGAACAACATGCAGCAACTCAAGAACAGCAAGTTACAGCTTCAAACCTTACAGATCTCTCCAGTGAGTGCCGTAAGGGTGAAAATGTATCGAAACCTGAATGTGTTAAATGGTTTGATGATATGTCAAAAAATAAAGCTTCAATGTCAGAGAATGGAGCTGTCACAGTTCAAGTTTCATATAATCCTGATAAACCTTATGACTTTCATCCTGAGCCACAAATACAGGTACGTGATTACCCACGATTAACGGGATGTGCCAAAGATTTTAAGGGGAATTTTAAAGCGTATGATCAGCAGGGAAATATCATGCCGAATGTTTCACAAAGTGATTGTAAGCGTTGGATGAATGGTGAAAGAACATTTGATTACACCAAAGCGCCTATACAGGTTCAATCTCAGCCACAACCCGTACAACAGCAGCCAACCGCATATGATGCAGAATTTATAGCAAAGTACCAGCAGGCTAAGGAACAGGGCTTAATATGATTTACCTAGTTATAGGAATCATTTTTTTTCTATTTTGGTCTTTAATAGTTATATATTGGCTTTTCGAAGATTATCATGATTATTGATTGAGCATCATTGATGCTCATAAGCTTTTTAACAAAAAAAGCTTATCGATCTGTTACGCAATGAAGAACACTAGAAGAAAAGTATTAAGTGAGTGTCTACGAACTGACACAATGACAATATGAATATTTCCCCCTCTGATTACGCTTTTACTGGAGAGAACAATGAAACTTTTTAAATCGCATATTGATGCTTATTACAGACATCAAAAGTTTTTGCGTGATTTAACATTTTTGTGTGAATTGAATGGTGCTCCATTTAAACCAAGGACTGTTCAATTTTTAATTAAGACTGATTTCGCATAATGTAGTCCAGATTATGTTACATAGCCGATTTGCAACTATTTCCAAAGCAAATCGGTGTTATTTAACATCAATCTGCATTATGC